ACTGCCAGTGGCCAAGTCCTGCAAGTACGTGACGTGAAACACTTTGTCGATGCTGATTGGCTTATCAACTCCATTATGGATGATAAGCTGGTCCTTGAATGGCACGAAGCTAACCGCGACAAAGGCAGCACCCCAGCCACCTGGAGCCCCAGGCAATGTAGCCGCTATCGTCGAACTCCAGATCGCATTGGCGACACCATTAGGCTGCACCGAAGCTATCTGGCCAGTCGTCGTCACAACGATCAGACGACCATTGAAATACGTCATGTCCATGATTGTGCCGGTCACGATGCCGGTCAAATCAGTGAACCAGTTACTACCAAAACGTACTTGCTGACCACCAGACGGAGTGCGCCGATAGTTCTTCAACGTTACGGCATACTTAGGCTCCATACTGAAGTCGTCATCGACAGCATTCAGCCCTCCGCCAAAGTTCCTGAGCGATAGGTCCAGGAGCTTTGACGCTGGCGTCTTGTGCTGAAACGTCTTTGGGAACAGTGCGGACATGGTGCATGCACTCATGAAAATGGGTGTTTGACTCACCCAACGTTGCCGATTACCCATTCGTTCGGTATGCCGGAACGACCACCGGAGCCGAACGTAATCTCGAACGACGACAGTTGCTGTTGAATGTCCTTGTATCGCATCTCCATCATGTTCTTCGTCATATCGGCAGCCGCAGCATTCAGATCGTCTGTAGCTAGCGTAGCCCAAGCCGTACCATAGACCAACATGTCACGATCCAGATACATTGTGTCCTGCCAGTCCCAAGCATCACGAAGAATTGGGTAGAACTTGGCGAACACATTGATCTTGCCAGTAGAAGTCCTTGGCAGTATGTAGATACGCTTCAGGGCATAGTCTGGGTCAAGCACATTGAGACTGTTCCAATACACCGGACCTGATCCTGACAGCATGTCCCCCTGAAACGGGCTTATAGACCGCGGCGCAATGCTCAGATTCGCGTGGGCACCATCCCGACGTACCGCAATGATGTCCTCGAAGTCTAGTACAGACTCTAGCTCGTTGGTCGTAGGTATGCCCTTCACACCGTCGAGCGTCAACTGGACCCAATTACAGTAGTGACGCCAGTTGTATTTCTTGTAGAGCATATTGAACGCCCGGATGGCATCCGCGAACATGCGATCATCCGAGTACATTTGCACACCAGGACCGGAAACCTCACCAACGAGTTCCTGAGCGTCATCAACAATATTTCGAATCGTTGCAGGCATTGCTCATCTCCGAGGGGGTGGATCGCGATGACCCACCCCTGTTTGAGTCACACACTAACCGCCGAAGTGCTGAATGCCCAACAAGCCACCATTGCCTGCTGCATTCACGCTCCCGTCACCGAACAGTTCGATTTCGATCTTGGTCGTTCCGTTCAGTGCAGCCGCAGCCTGGTACGTGCCGCGAGGGTCGCCGGTGACGTTCGTTGCTGGATCGGTCAGGTCCGCCAGCACCTGGTTCGTGCCAGTGATGGCAGCCGCCAGGATCGTCGCACCCGCTTCACGAGCAAAGGCAATGATGCCCTTGTACGGGAAGCCAAGTTTCACGTCAGTACCGATCGAGACCGTGATCGCGTTCGTCGCCGGAGTGATATTCTTCGCCGACAGAACACGGTAGAACGCTTTTTTGCCAACAAGTCCAGCCGACGCAGCCGCCGAACCAGTAAACCGTTCAACCATCGGCTGACCGAGATAGTCCTGGCCGTAGACATCCATAACGTTTGCATTGCCAGGAACGCCCGACGGTGTAACGACGATATTGCGTCCGTACGGAGAGTCGGCAACACCAACAGGCGATATTGCCACACTCGTATTCGCCGCAGAGTTGGCTGCAATGAGCGTTCCGTACTTGGTAGGATTCGCAGCCGCCGGAGTACCGAGACTGAACGACTGCGGTTCAAGGTCAAGCATGTCAGACGAATACGACATCGCCTTGACATACATATTGACGCCTTGCTGGAAGAACTTACGGTCCTGAGCGCCCATTATGCTGCCTCCCTGTCTACGATCTGCTCAGGCATCAACTGCGGACCAGTCTTTGCGCAAGCCATCTGGATGACCATGGTTTCCATGTCTATCATGGCACCGGCGCGAGCGTCATTGTCTTGCGCCAGCATCACCCGTCCGAGCGGGCTGTTCGGGTCCGTCAAGCCATCAAGGTTGATGACCCGAGGCTTCAGGTGCAGATTGTAGTGCTCCAGAAGCTGCCTGGTCGGAAACCGCGCGACGTGACCACGCGGGAAGTACACCATGTACCCCGCAGGCTCCTCGACCATCTCGCGCTTCCACTCGTACTGATCGCGCGACTTGGCATTACCTTTCTTGGTCAAGACAAGACGCACCTTCTCTCGCTTGACTGTGCCCTGCAACTCCCGCACCACAAACGAGAGTCGCGCACCGATCATATTCGCAGTCATCATGTGACGTTACTCCTAATTGGTGAGGAAGGCATGCGTCCGGTAGTTGCGCCATGTGCAGAGTTGACCTTCCCACACGACACGACGACCCGTAGCATCCATCGACCATGGCGCAACAAGCTGCTTGATCTTCATGTTGACACCACGCAGCACATGCAGCGTCATGTAGCCGTCATTGACGAAGTACGCCTGATTGGCGTTCAGTTTCTCGTCGAACAGCAACGGAATGCCGTTGTGGGTTGTGCCGACAATCCCCAGATTGACAAGTTTCTTGCCAGTTCCTGTGGCGTCCAGGTCGATGTGTTGCTTGTCACGGGCCGCAGCCTTGTGCATTCTGTAGATGTTGCGACCGGCAAAGATGACAGTAGGCTGCGGAGAGCTTTGGCCGTCTGTTGACCGATTGAGGTCAAGTTCGGTGATGTCATCGAATGCCTCCTCGATGTTCTCAGGCGTGAGCGTCCCCGTGAAGTCGTACGCCGACGTTCTCCACTGGCTCTCCGTCGCCATGCTGATGCCACCAACCGAGCCACTGGTAGGATCAACCGGAATGAGATTGCCGAGGCCGTTTGGGTCGGTTCCGGCGCCCACACTCGTATGGTACATAGCGAACTGACGAGAGATGGACTCATCCAAGGCCATGATCTTGCCCTTGATGATCTTGAAGATCGCCGCACGACCCTGGTTCTCGTCCTCTTCCTGGTCGGAGATGATAAGCGATCCGACGACCCGTGACATGAAGTGATTGACCGTCACGAATTCGTTAGTCTGGTTCACCGGCACAGTGTCGTAGTACTGCATCGATGTCACATTGGGATTGAGGCCAGTAATCAGCGGATTGCTGATCTGCGGGCCGCCATCCTCGACCACCACGCGCTTCTTCGCATGGAGGTATGCGCTGACTGTACCGGAAATCGCAGATGCCATAATCAGCTTGGCGCGGCTGCGAGTCAACATAGCGTTGACAACCGTGTCGAGAGTTGCCATCATATTGCTCCTGTGTGTGACTCAAACACCCAAAGCGTCGAGTGTCTCCCGAAGGATCGAGTCGTACGATTGGTTTACTGGTGCCATGTCGCCTTGCCCAGCGAACGAGGGTGCTCCACGTCCGGTCGGCATTACTCGTCTTGCCTGCCTCACCTGCCGGTTGCCGTTCTGAGATGTCAACCGCATGTGGTTCAACTGTATTCTGGCCCATACTTCACTCATCGACATATGCTGAAACTGAGGCTGGCTCAGAACAGCATGGAAGATGGGTATGTACTCCCTCGCCGAGGGGTTCTGGATAAAGAAACCTTGAACTTCACGCTCCGTCTCCTGATAGACACGTTGCGCCGTTTCCTGCTGCTGCTGAGTTTGCTGCTCAGCTTGCATACGTTGCTGTAATGGCGTCAACGCACCCCTAATCTCGTTCTGCACCATGCCCATGAGAGCATGAGTGTCCACACCGCCAGGCGCAATGCCGATCTTTGTCACATCAACGCCAGCAGCCGCAGCCATCGTCAGAATGCGCTTGAGCGCACTCACAGGGTCGCGTTTTGCCTCAGACGCGATCTGCATTGCCGTAATAGACTCAGAGTCGTCCAGCCCAAGACGTGCCGCAGCCGTGTTCCTGTCGTTCAGCTGAGCCGTTAACTGTTCCACACGCCCATGAAACTGCTGCCCCAACTCAATAGCGCGGTTCAGACGCCCAGACAAGTCCTGGGACCGAATCTGCTCCGTAGCAAGCTCGCGCCTCGAACGCTGCGCCTCTTGGTACATGCGGGCTTCAAATCCCGCCTTGGCGACGACCTTCCCATCAGGTCCAATGAGGTTCCCACGCTGATCCGCCTGTACTTCCGCACCACGCGGCAACTGTCCAGGCTGTTGCTGTCCAGGCTGTTGCTGTCCAGGCTGTTGTTGTCCAGGCTGTTGGCGTTGCGGTTGCTGCTGTCGAGCCTGCCTGCGATCCTCGTTTGACTCAAACGCTTCGCCGCGTGATCGTGGCTCTTCTATCTCACCGTAGTCTTCGCCACCTCCTAACTCTTCTCCGCCTTCATCACCGCCAAGATCAGCCTCGTCCATTCCGAGGTTATCCAGCACCATATCCATGGCGCTCTCTGAACCACCGTCCAGGTTCCGTTCCGTCATTACACTTCTCCTACTGCATTGGGTTCAATTTGGCTAGT